CCTAAGGTCAGCTTACCGACCTCACGGCCGGTAATTCTCCGTGGTACCGGCTCAGCGACAAAATCGCTGAGATACCTGAAACGACCGCCAGCAATGGACGTTAGTCCTTCGATGACGGCAATCTGCTTCGGTATGGGGGACCGCCTCACAGCGGTTCCCCAATTCAGCCAAAGTGCTGCAGCGTCATCACGACGTGACAGCTTCTTCGGCCGAAACCGGATGGTTGGGTGCTCCCAAGCATAAAGATCGCGGTTCCACTTCACGAACGGGCTGCCCATGAGGACAGCAATATCGTTCGTATGAAGATAACCGTCATAATCTTCGCTAGGGGGTCCCACGACCAACCTTCGCACGTCTCGCGGGATGCGAGCATGCAGAAGATCAACTGCAGAATCAACGAGCTTATCGATTCGCGAACCTCCGCCTGTCACATCTTTGAGATGTAGCAGGCGGTTAGCTAGCGACGCGACGTGTTGTACAGTTGCGAGCTCTTTGCAGAACACGGGCCTCACAGAGATACCTCTGAGATAGTCCTCTCCACAGCTTTCGCGGAAGAGACCACTGACAAAACTCTTTTCCTCGTTCACCTTAAAACCAAGGAACTCACACACCGATTGAAACAGTGCGCAGACCTCTGATGGGATGATGACATCGTCCCCAAAGACAGTTACGTCCTGGGTGTCAACACCACGGCACCGGCAAGCCGATGCCGCTAAGGCGTAGAATATCAGAGTTTCAAGCTCAAAGGTGTAGCCATTACCCATTGAAGAGAACTTCTCGTACGGTCGGATTGCTCCTTCCATAACGTAGTTCTTGCTCCGCAGCCTATCCAGGTGGTCAAACCACTCCGGGGGCAGCAACAGACGCACGGTCTCTCGCGAGATTGTGTCGGAGGCCATGGAGAAATCCACGGTCGCCAGGTCGTCAGTAATGGAACCCTTGCGGGCTAACGCTTGATTGCGCAACTGTGAGTCGAGGTTGATGCCGGCATGCCTGAATAGGCGGTGTCGAATCATCCCCCCGACTCCCAATTGGAAGTACACGTTAAAGTAAGGCTCAATGGCGATAGACCTCTCGGTCTTCGCATTCTTCGGGACAAATGCTACTTTATTGTAGTCCACGAGTCCTAGCTCTGGCGCCACTTCGTCTCTCACGAGATTATAGGGCCCCACAACGTCCGCAGGGTGTATACCGGAAAGGTACGCACGCCACTTGTGGTCGTGGGCAAGCAGAGCTTCTGCATACGGGAACGCGCCGCTGGATACGGTTGGGCACTTCTCACTGAGCTTAAAATACTCAGTGGTAAAAGGTCCCTTCACGCACAGCGTCGACCCCGGGCCAAATCGGGAGTAGGTCAGCATTTCGCTGACTTTAAAGCTCCCCAAGATTCTCTCAATCAGTCGGATCGCGCGGTGAATCACCGCGTTTTCGTCAGAGGTCAAGCTTGATTGCTTGTGAGAGATACGGAAATTTGCCTCACGGCATCTTTCCTCCGCTTCAAAAAAGCGAAGCTTCGCC